GATGGGTAGTCGGTCTTTTGTTGCCATAGTTGAACGTTCACGTTGTGCACCATTCGATCGCTTCAATTCGGTTATCGAAAACCTTACTCTCTGGCGACTCCCCCACCCAGCGGCTAGCTACCCATTGATCGTTACAAAACACTACTTCCCAAATTCTGCTCATTGTTCAATCCCTCCTATGGTGCAAACACGTAAACGGTGCCCGCGTCGCTGTCCACGAATGACCATCCTTCGTAGCCAAGGTCTCGCGCGTATGCTTCATAATCGAAGTAGTTGGCGATATCCTCCGGTACTTTTTCAAGCATTCCGTTACCTTCAATCAGGTCATATGCAAAGTCTAAAGCGCTGTCATGCTCGCCATGATATGCGTCTTCAAAACTGGAGTAATCCACATACGTGAACGCTCCCGCATTGCCCAAATACGCCAAGAACGCTTCCCGTTCCCATTCTTCGCACTGGTTGTACTCTTCCATAAACCCTAGAAGCTCGCTTATGTCATACTCCCTTACCCTGATTGGAAACCCTTCATGGTCGTGAATCGCGTACTCTTCCGCCACTAGCTCGCGAGACTTCCCTAGCATCTCGTCGATCTCTGCGTAAACCTCGTCACTGTCTTTGTCGTCCAATTCAATCCATGCGCCATGCAGGTTACCCGCGTTGTAGTCGCTCAGACTTGCTACGTAAATTCTCATTGTGTTACCTTTCCTAGAACGTTGGCTCTATGCCGCGGTCAAATAGTTCATAATCGCGCTCGATGTCTTCCCAACTTAATCGTAACGCTAGTTCACTCTTGAACGTTTCTACGTTTACGAAACCTAATGAGTCTTCACTGAGAATAGCTAGCTCATAGTTAAACCTGCCAAACCATCCCAATTCGCTCACCGATCCGATATCTTCATCTTGCCCACCATCAAGGCTTAAGTCATACAGTGTTTCGGCTAGTTTGCTGTCGAACTTACTCATTACTCACCCTCCAATTGTTCGCGACAATCGTCGCTCGTGTCGTTACATTCGGTCGCTTGAATGATCACTCCTAAGTCATGCTCCCGGTCTGGTTCTGTCACCCAATAGCTCAGGTTTCGTGCGTTACCTTCGAAACGGTAGCTACCCTCATAATCACTATCCTGCATGAAACGTTTCTCGTCCCTCAGTGCTGCGATAGCCTCCGTTTTAGTTCGTACCGCGTAGGGGTCGTTAAACGGCATGTATCCAGGCGTGTTTTTGACGATATGATAATGGGTCATGCTTGTACCCTTCCGCACCCGCAGTCTGGATCTTCCGAATAGCACAACGCGTCACCTTCCGGGTGGTTGATCTCCCATTCTCTCATCGAGTAGTCATACTCATCGAGTACCGGATAGTCTTCCAATTCTTCAAGTATTCCGTCGGCGACATCAAGCAAGTCTTGCCTATCGGCACGGATCATTAACTCCTCAATCCAACCAACTCCCCAATGTTTAAATGACGCGATCGTTATTGGTGCATCTTGCGGATAAGCATCAACCCAAGGCCGTCCTAGATAGTTGATATCGCTTATATTCATTTCCGGTATACTGTCAATCAGTACGTTCATGGCAACGTAGTAGTTACTCTCGTCTAGAGGGTCGCTATCCCTATGTATGCCGAATCCTGCCAGAACATAGCCAACTTCTAGGATGTCGTTGCCATTGGGCAACTGTAGTGTGCGTTGTGTGCGGTCGCTCATAATTGCGTATCCTTCAATAGGTCGCATAGTTTCCTAGCTTGGTCAAATGTAAGCCAGATCTCTGTATGTCCTAGATTGACCTCTACATGATCTAGGCTGGCGATGTTGCGAACATATACCGTCGCCATTTTGGCGCTCACCCTGGTGCAGAATGGCTGTTCTTGCGTAACCTCTATTCGCTCCCTACTGTTTTGATCATCGACCGTTATGTGTTGGTAGTGGTCGCGGTAGTCGTATATCATCCTGCCATTCTCCTAAGTTCCTGCGCCAACATTCGGCGGGTAGCTCGCTTGCGTGACTTTGCGCGTCGTTTCTGTAGATGTCGTTCTTCGCGTGTGATATTCATTAGTCTGCTTTCCGAATCATTCGCCGGATTGCCTCCGGCACACTGCTGCTATAGAAAAAGTCCCTATCTATGTATTTCTCTAGGTGATAGGTCGACTTGACACTTACAAATTGGCCATGCCACGATGCGTAAACCCGGATAGTGGCGCCTTGCGGGTCCGTTGCTAGCACGTCTGCCGCCTCTTGTGTTGAGAGAATGCTGTAGCCTTCCGCAATGAGTGATTCTCGCGTAGCCATTACTTTGTCCCCTTCAATAACTGCACAGTGAACCCTGCACGATGGTATCTGATAGCTAGGTTGACTTTGCTAGTTGTGGCAAAAACGCCTGACTTACCCGATATTGTGAAATGCATTACGACTCCCTTTTCAGTTTGCGCCAAGGCTCCAGCTTCCGTCAGACTGTCGGAAATAGACAGCTTCGGCATATCCTTGCGAGTCTCTATAGGTTGCCATATGTGTGAAAGGGCCTAGGTGTGCGTCACAGTATTTCCAGGTCGGCCTACCGTCTGCCCGACAGTCGAATCCCGCCGTTTCTATACACGTGGGTATGGGTTCATGAAGTATTAACCGCGGTACCCCCACGAAGTGTGGGTTGTCTTCTTTTACGTTAGAAAGCTTTGGTTGCCCAATAATGGCGTACATTATCGAACACTCCGAAGTGCGATTGTCGAAACGATGGTCGCCCAACCGATGACGATTAGTGTGAGTCCCTCTGCCATTAGTTGGCCTTTCTGATAAGTTGGGCGATACAGCGGTTTGCAGCTTTTTCTGTGCGGTGCAAGTGCTCGCATTCGATATATTCGTTTCGCGTATGTCCCGGACCAATGTCCGTAATGAGCGTTGCGGAGCCGCGGTAGTGGGTTATTGGCTCGGGCCTTGGGTGGTAGTCGATCCGGTCGTGCACTGGCTTACCTTTCGTTGTGAACTTGTGAACCATTAACGCATACTTCGGAACGGATTGCAAGACCCTTTAGTGATTCTTGGTGACTATTTGATTAACGCACAAACTAACTACCCCCAGTGACTACGAACATACGTTCGATGCGAGGCGGACGGTCCAGCATCGGGGGATATACCGACAGTGGTGCAATGAGGTCGCACAATATCGACACAGTGACGTTATAGGCTGGCTAGTTCGGGAGGGGAGAAAACCGCGAGAGGCGCGGGAACTTCCACAAGCCGCGGTGGGGGAGGTGGGGCGTATAGGGTCTGTCAAACACTGCAAGTTTTGCTTATTCGGTAGTCGTATTACAGCACCATGGTTTGTGCCAACAATACATCACGGTTACTTGGCTTTACGGAAAGTCCTCGCACCTTGACTTTGCGAATAACTAGATTGCGTTGATTGGCTCGATCCAATTTTTGTAGATATCGTTCGGCAGTGTAATTATCTACGAAGCAATGCCAGCCTGACCAGTACCAACCATCGCCGCTACCGTCCCTCACCCACCTATTTCTTGCCCAGTACTCCATGCCAGGGATGAAGTCAGTACTGGTTTTGTGGAAAAGGGTCCGCACTGACCCGTCATCCAGTTCCTCGAAGATTTTGTACGCCGCAACCCAAAGGTTCGGGTTGGGAGATTGTACTATTTGCATATTTGAACCTTCCATTGGTTACATTGTATCAAAAATGGAGCATCCTGCCTAGGCCCTTTTTGGGTCAAACACTGCAAGTTTTTAACCCTCACTTTTTGTAATACACTCGCCATTTCACACACCACATGGACCACCAGGAAGGAAAACCTTTCTGTGCATTGTAGAAGTTCTTTACTCGCAAGCCAAGTTCCAAGGCGTCCAGTTCATTTCTACTCAAGCGTCAAGGACGACCCATTTGTCGTGACCCGTACCTTTAGTGTGCGCCGCCGCCCACTTCCCGCGCTCGCTGGCAGATCCGAATATCATCGGAATATTGGTCGCGCATTCCCGGCAAAGTAGAAGGTACCAAATGTCAGCCATTTTCAAACGTCCACAAAGTATCTGTACTCGAAATCACGATAGCCTTTCCAATATCCCTGCCCCACCTAGCCCAAGGATCAAATAAGATTTTCGATCTATACTGAGGCCATTGCACCATGAATATCCAATGACGCCCGCTCCAAAACGGTTCCTCCATAATAACGCCATTCATCCGCAGGCCATCGGCATCGGTTTGCTCGATAGACCATCCCTTGCGTATCTCTTGACACAAAGAGTGAAACTGTTCATTCATGTTCGCCCCGCGTATTCCTATCTGTCGTCTTCCCGCAATGTGTACAGGTATGCCGGAAACGCAGCAACCCGTTCAGTTCCCCGCCGACCAGTTCACAGTCGAAATAGTAGAACCCGTGATTGTCTCCCCGACAGGAAGATGTGTGACTGTCGAGAAGGGCAGACCCGCGTCCGCTAGCCATTTTCATATTCACTCCAGAAAACCACGGGTGCCTGCTCATAAGCATGGACTTCAATAATATCCCACATTGAAATCATTTCCTCGCACCACTCTATGGCGGCATTCCTGCTGTCCAGTTCGACCTGAGTCCACCATCCGTCAGTGTATTTCCAGCATACAGTGTAGATGACGGCGGGGATGCCGAGTTCTTCGTTAAGCCATTCGCTCACAAACTCACCAACACTTTCATGTTCGCAATCAACGCTAGCCCGTACAAGACCGTTGCGACCTTGGCCCCCATCTTTGCAGGTGGATAATCAGACCGCGCAACCCATACCGCCAGCACACCGATAGCTACACCTTTAACCCACAGCGATATCGGCCCAGCCCAAGGCGCAACGAGAGGGTTGAGTTCCACACCCCCGCGAGCCAGGATCGCCACCGTAATAACTGAGTCGGCGAATGCGAGAATCACCAATGCGAGAAACCATTTCATATCTTCCTTTCCCATCTATTGTATTACGTCAGCCCGGACTATGCAAGCGTTAATTCTTCTTCACGCACAGGGAAGAACTTTTCGTTCAGCCCGCAGCATGTCACTTCGTAAACGAAAGTGTAGACCCCCGGATTTTGGCGGTCCCACACGTACTGTACGCGGGACACCCGTTCGTGACTTCCCGGACCTATCAAGGCGTGCCATTTGGGGCAGTTAACCTTGACATCATCGCCGACATTGAAAAGTGGCGTAGCCATAACATACCTCCACTAGATAAAATAGCAGTAGGAAGGTGTAAGTTTATTTAACTGGAGTGTAGTATTCGATCTTTAGGTTTTCGGGCTGCACCCATTTGTCAACCTGTTTCCGAATCTGGTTTTCGTCAAGGGTCAATCGTGCGCATTCCATGCGATGCCATTGCTTGAAAGCGGGGCTGGCTACGAGGCGACTAAACGCCGCCTTTTTGTTCGTTGCTTGACTTTTCGAATCGGTGGCAACACCCTGAGCGCCCGACGCAGAATGCTTAATACGGACCCCAGTAGCATTTTTGTTACGATGTTGACCGCCTGACCCTGACCCAAAAATATGGGTGACCTCAAAGTCTTTTTTGGTGAGACGGAAAAGAAGTTCACGCTTCAATTACGCTTTCCTTTATTAACCATCTTGTGCATCTCGTCCTTAGTAACGCCATGCCCCAACATCCAAGATATTAGTTGGGCAAAAGATGTTTTGGCAATGTCTTTCGCGCTCACAGTTGCTCCAAAGCGTTAGCACGTCTCAACAGATCGTCTGCCTGAAGACGCAATTCCTTAGCGTTCGCCTGCCGGTTCTCCCTATCTTCTTTACGGAGAATGGCTTCTTGAAGGGAAAGGGGGGTGTGGTCGTCTGGCACCCAATCACTGTCGTTAAGAACTATTTCGTTAACGCCCGATATGGCCGCAATGGCTTCTTCGATAAGGTAGTGATCCCCACCAATTATGACTTCACCGGTATCGTTCCGCCACAGACAGGACCACTCACCATCGCCCGTCACCCTAGTACATTCCTCAAGGGAAATTTCTGGATACTTCATTTACTTTTCTTTACTCCCCAAATCTGCGAAGACTTTGGTCGTTCCGTAACGTTGTCCCATTCAGCGTGACATTGTGTGCACCGGTACCGCGCGTAAAGAATGCCGGGGGTTCCGAAAACCCACTGGGCGTCTCGGATACGAATTGGGGTACAGTCGTGAGCAATCATGTTTTAACCTCCACCTTCATATTGAACAGTCCAATAGCTACACCTAGAAGAAACGACGATTCGAAACTTATCGGTGAGATAACAGTTGAATGCTGGGATAGGAGCGCACTGCTAAACATTATGGCGGCACCGCGGACAACGGTGTTAACAATTATCAGTCCAAGAATTACTGGTGTTATTTCTTTCATGCAACAAGTGTACTACACCTTGCCTTTCAGTTCAAGCTCATATTCCTTACAGCAAACGTGTTTGGTTTTTGTTCAAGATTGTGGAAGTCAAAGTCCCGCCGTGTTCAATATGTTCAAATAGCCATTTCATGGCATAATCGGAAGGTGCGAAGATCTCTAGCACCGCTCCACAGTTACAGGTAACTTTCCGCATCTATTTCCTCCGTGATGGCAATATCGCACTCAACACAGATACCGTCGCGGATCTCTTCAGGATAAAAGGCGACAAGACAGTATTGGCAGATTTCATACTCTTCGATGGTTAGTCCTCCCAACGATGGTTACCGTTTTTGTGGTCGCCCCAGTGATCGGGGGACTTGAGACAATATATATCGGGAGTACCGGAGAAGTGATTGCAGAGGGGGGCGGGAATGGGCTGGAATTTCATGGGCGAGCAATATGTTTTTTGCGGGGATAGCCGAGATGGTTCCACGCATGTGTCCAGCCAAACAATCGTTTCTCGATAGCGTATCCGCAGTGACGGCAGTAAGTTACCATTTGATTCGTTCGATGTTCGGTGTTGCTGTCATTCGTCCTCCTAACGATTAGCTTCAGCCTTGCGACGACACTTCGGACACGCCGACTGATCTCCCGCCATGTGCATATAGAACTTGTACGGTTCGCCACAGATCGGGCACTTGATCGTCTGGCCCGATCCATGGAAGGTGCCTCCGTCTGGTTCGGTAATGTTGATACTCATATTCACGTCCTTGAATTAGACATAATGGTGGTTATGGGCGCTTCAGCAATTCGTAAAGACCCTTCGGCACATCGTCGATACGTTCGTTCATCCACAGCAAAGCTACTGGGTCTCCCTTGCGGATTGCCACGATGTTAAAGTCGTCACATCTAGCTTCAGCGAATCCTTCCGATATCGCATAACTGAGACGGTCGCTTGTCTCTAATACTGTCCAGTTGGTTTCCCACCGTTCGACATTACCGACGATACGCCCGATTGCGGTAACATACTGGTCGCCTGGCTTGTGCTGCCATAAGGTCGGTTCGTTCATTCGTCTTCCTTGATTTTCAGGTGCCGCCCAGGCCGTTCCAAGCGGCATTCACCGATGAAATGAAACTCGCAAGTCGTTGGCTCGCCAGTCTCACTATCTACCCACGCATACGGCTTGTTGTGTTCGGCGCACCACGGGATTTCCTCAACAACAACCTCGACATACCTGAATGACCCTTCGATCTGGTGAGGTTCCTTGCGGTACAGTTTCATGTTTCCCCTTTCAACGCCGCATCGACAATGCGAGATGCTTCCTGAAAGTCACTCAGGATCGGTACCTTGACGCCGTTAATGACGACTAGCTTCAACTCGTCAGCCAGTGGCCCCAGGCCGTCCCTAGCCCACGCTAGATGTAGATACGCTTTCAGCGCTGCTTCGTAGTCGATGAATCCTTGCTGCTCCCCAAACGCCACCCATTCAGCCTGGGTCGGAGCACGCCCACCAGGACAGTTATCCTCTACGTGGTCGGCTCCGTAGGAAATGTTCGGGTGCGTTTCATATCTCCCGTGTTCGCATGGCATCCTCATCGCTCACTCCTAGACGACCAGTTGGCCTCAACAGTGACATGGGTTACTCTCGTGCGTCCACCAGCATCGGTGATATGTGTCTCTAACCCAATCTCGTAAGGAACCAGTGGCGCTTCGGTTTCCAGAGCGTCGGCTAAGTCCCTCAACGCCTCGGGCAAGTCTTTAATCTTGACTTGCTGTGCGAAGAAACGAACGTCAGTTGTCGTGGTTCTGCTTGTCCTTTTCAAGTTCATCATTTGTCTCCGTCTACTAAATCTGTCTCAGTTAGTACCCGATTAGTACCAGCGAGCAGTTCCCACCGAGGCTGCCAAGCAAACACGCAACCACCGTAATGGCCGAAATAGAACGCACCGATGCAGGATGACAGAACCGATCCCCTTCGCTCGCCTCTGGGTGATCCGCGGTGCTCGGGCTTGGTGCAAACCTCTCGACACTTGCTCGGGTCTGCCCAGATAGTTTCGCCCAAGACGACAAGCTCAACATGCTCAGCAGGACAAGGGTCATAGGGGGGAATCTGGTTAAGGTTCGATGACAGCCGCCGGCCCTTCCCGCCGCAGGTTTCGCAACCCACCGCCCCACGAACATACGCCACTATTGCGTTCTTCGGCCAGATACCTTCCTGAGCCATCGCTGCTGCTTTTAGCGGGTTAGTCATTAGATTTCTCCCACCTGTGCGTATAGGTATCGGCTGCCATTGCCACCAAATTGGCAACATCGGCAGCTTCACGCCAGATTTGCCAGGGCGCCTGGCCTTGTTCCATAGCATCGACCAGTTCCTCCATTTCGCCTAACGATAAGATAACCAAGTCTTTAACTTCTTCAGCAGTACGCCAATATGGTTTGAAACTGTTCTGTCGCAACTTGTCCAACATGTGGTCAGATAGCGTAGCAACTAGTAGTTCTTCTTGTTGTTGGTCACTCACCAGTTAACACCCTTTCCCAGGTTGCCGCGTATCCAGCCAGATCAACCAGCGAATCAATGGTGACCGAATTAGAAAGCCGTGACATTTTCACTAGAATCATGGCAGCGGCGATGTCTTCCGCAGTGAAAAGAAGCGGTTGTTCATTGGCTCGGAAATATGCATTCCACAGATCTGCGGTTTGCTGAAAGTTCCTCCGTGGATGACCGTAATCTTGCTGACGCGGACCGTAGACGGCATCGCGAGCCTGTTGGAGAATATCCATCCGAACGGCTTGGATGTCTTCGCCGAACGCAATATCGGGCGCTTCACTGAATTCCGCATCAGGGAACTTTCCGTCTAATTCGTCTTCAGGAAAAGCAGGCCCAAACGAATCATATTTTTCAACCTCCGCAACAACATTTTCCCACCCAACAATACGCTTAACTTCGATTTGGGGGAGTGCCCACAAATCGTCACTCCACATTTCTACCGCAGGGGCAGTTGTGTAATCTTCATTCCATCTTTGCGCAAATAGGATATTCAGCTTACCTTTCTGCGCCCATTTGCCAGTATCAGGCTTGTCATCAATAACGATATCCGCGTCGAAATCTTGCTTGTCGCCTTTGACAAAACAGATCTCGTCATACTCAAGATTGGTCGCGTCAAGAAAATAGGTAACATTGCGGATCGCTTGTCCACGCAGTTTCCGGTCCGTAATGGCTTTTGAGGTAACGATGCGAATATGATGTCCAGCTTCACGGAGAGCAGCGAGTCCTTCTTTTGCGCCGAGGACAAGACGATTGTTCCCGCCACCGTAGACGCGCCCTACGCTAATACCTTTGTCGATCAGTGTCCAAAACTGGGACTTGGTAAGGCATCCCAAGTCATGCGTGTCGGGGTCATAAGCATTGCTACACCATTGTTCCCAAATATTCCAATGTTCGGGTTCAGGCAAACATGTTACGTCTTCGTATAGAGTAAAGGCGCGTCGGTATTCTTCCCTCGCATCCTCAACGAAATCATGCAGAACCCCGTCCAGATCTATGTTGATTTTCATATCCCAATCCTCTCTTTACGCAATTCTTCTAATGCTATTTCCATAACCCAATATCCTTCACATTCAACCGATACGCACTGTCCCGCCACGGTCCGCGGTTCGTTCACCCATTCAGTGCAAGTTAACCCATGACGCCAACGCTTGGTGCCGTAGACTTTCACGTCTGCTTGGGCGTGATAATACCCGTCTTTGAAACCAAGGGCGTAACTCATACTCGCGAACTATCCCCAGCTATAGCAAACATACGTTCAATAAACGCATAGGCAAGCTCGGCATCCTCTTCATTGCGAAAAAACGCCAAGGTGCGAACCTCATTTTCCCCACTCGTATGGTAGAGGGAAACTTGTTTGCGTCCTGGCAGATGTCCAATGTAAAGCGTGCCCAGATTTTGGCCATTAATCATGTTTAGCTGCCAGCCGTAACTGAAAGGTTCGGTGGCGGGACTTGGAAAGTCTGTCATTGGTTATCCTTTTACTGTTGGGTGATATTCGTGTCGCCGAATAGGGGGCGATTGCTGCCCTTCCCAAATTGGTTCATCTGGTTCGGCTGCACAGTCAAGACTTCCGCAATCTAGGCAAACGTTGGCTTCGCGTTTCCATTGACGTTCGATATTGGTAGACCCGCAAGTTTGGCAGAACATTAATGATCCAATCCCATGTCCCGAATACCATATTCGGAATATTCTTCATTGGCCCATTTGCGTGCTTCTTCTTTTGACGCATGGCTACTTTGCACAACGCCAGAATAGCTTGCATGGTATCGTTCGCCGATTTCCTTGTCGATGCGATCTCGAAATGCGTTAAGCATTTGGTACATCCACATGTCGCGGACTTCTTTTTCCACATCAGCGTATGAAGATTCGAACCCCATGTAAACGTCGTAGCATTCATCCATTGGATCTTCAGGGCGATAAACCACGTAGTAAAAATTGTCTGAACTCATATCAGCCCTTCTTTTGCTTGCCCAACCATGCCCACCCACGGCTCAGCCATGTCTTGCAGAATCTCCCACGCAAAGTACGCTAAAGTAGCGTCATACAACGCATCGTGTTCTTGGCCTTCAATTCCGAGAGCATCCATTTTCTCTTTGGCGAGCCGCTTGACACGTTTCTTCAAAGTATCCCACCGCCAAGGATTTGTGGATTCTATGCGCGGCAGTCCGATACTTCCCAAATACATACACAGAGCGTTCAGGTCTACGGTGCGTCGGGAGAACAGTAACCAAAGTTCCGGCATCCAATGTTGGAGAATAGCCATGTCGAATCCGCCGACGTTAAAACCTACCGGCCAAGGCTTGTGGATGTCGTGAGATTCAAAGAAGGATTGAATATTCCTGGTTGCCCATTCGCGACTTCGTCCAGAAGTTCGGATATCCTCTTGACTTAATCCATGAATTTTCTCAGCCTCTTCCGACCAGTCATCTATCGTGATAGGCCAATAGATCAACGTTTCATACGTTGCACCGTTCGGCAAATATATCCCGATCTGTATCGGCGCAGCGGTAGCAATATCGGTTCCGTTGGTTTCAAGGTCCAAACCTACGATTGTTTGTCCGCGCTTCATAGCGCTGGTAGGTAGGTGTATGTAAATGCTACGTTTGGCTGCGGAACGGGTTCTACCCCTTCGAACCATTGTGGATCAAGGGTAGCACGAGCGAGGCCGAGAATATCTTTGGAAGCTCCGGGCCATTCCGCTACTCGTTCTTTGGCAGCCTCTAGGGCCAAGTCTTCATCGTAAGCTTCAACAATGAAGGTACTGAGGTTGACCTGCCCTGTCCGGGAGCGATAGTTAAACAAAACTACGTATTCATTCATGTGTCTTCCTTTCGACACCACAAGTGTACTACACCTTAAGATCCGAAGTCAAGTACCCATAACAAAAGGACCAAAACGTTAGTCCTGGTCCCTCTGTTGTTTGTGTGTGATGACAAGCGTAGCGTAGTCATCGTTAGAAGTCAAGGAGGTAACCGGGGGGCGGACTAGGTGAGAAAGGAAGAAAGCACCCGTCCGGTGTTCACACACAAACGAAAACTCGCATCCCCCCGGCTGTACTGGGCGGGTACAGGACAGATCATAGCATATGATTTTTGCTTGGCAAATAACCCAGAAACGCAGAGGCCGGGGGACACTCAGTTAAGTGCCAATCCCCGGCGTACTTGCTGACGGGACGCTCACTCGTTATGCCGCCAACCCAGAAATAACCATATCGGTAGGGCTATAGTTCTGCCAACTAGCTTTCGGATATTCGCGTATAGGTATAGGTTTCTTCCGTGGTGGCGCTGGCTTGCTAGGTGCGTGGGGAACAGTCCTAACTGGACGTTTCTTTTTTCCGCCTCACAAAAACCAGTCGGCTATTTGAGTAACATTATTCACGATGCTAGTATAGTCCCCGTTATGGCTAAAATACCAGGGGCCGGAACCCCAAACGATAAAGGCATGACGCAGATAAATCTACGCGTCAACAATGGACTTTACACGGCTATTTCTAATTACGCCATTGAAGAAAAGTCTAGTCTCAGCAATGAAATCCGAAAAGCCATAACGCATTATCTAAACGAAAGGCTGTAATGCTTGCATTACTAACAATTGCGGCTTGGCGGGTCACACATTTCCTACAAGAAGACTCTCTCTTCGAATCCGTGCGAGAGTTTTTCTTTTGGTTCTTCCCTCCTGAGGGTTGGTACACGGTTTCGAGCGAAGATGATGGGTTAGCCCCGGCCACACTTCCCGGTGCTTTTACTATCACTCGTTACCGCACCGAACGCGAGTTTCAACTTTTCGTTGACGACGAAGGTGCCCGCTTTTACTACGCTAAAAGGCAATCAAAAATTGGGGAACTTTTTTCCTGCCTTTGGTGTCTCTCCATTTGGGTCGCGGCCGCAACGGTAGCTATTTACTATTCAATCGTTCCCGGTATTTCGACCATTGACCAATTGGTTTATTGGCTGGTCGTTGCGTCCGGTATTGTTGTAACCGAAAAACTAGTCGCTAAGCTGTAGAGTAGACACATGCCTGTAGATAACACTCATGCCCTGACCGCTTCTGGTGAACGGGTTTCTCGTACTCGCAATTCAAACCCGCTTGATCTTTACCTTCAGGGCGAGACTGGTATTCGCGAAATGCAGGAACAAGCTTGGAAATATTTCGACAAAGTTGGCGAAGTTCCTTTTGTCGGGCAGTCCCTCATTGGTAACCGTATTAAAAAGTACGCGTTCTTTCCTGCATGGGAAAATGAAAAGGGCGACATTAAGCCTTTGGCTGACGTTGACCACGGGTTGTCTGATCGTGAACTTGACTTGATCAATACTGTTTTCGGTACCGTTCGCACGAAAGCTGGTGGAGCGCCAGAGTTTTGGTCTTTGACTGCTGAGAATACTTTCGTAGGTGCGGAAGCGTCACTTATCCTTGAACCTAAACGTCAGTACTTTGATGTAGTTTCGCCACTGGAAGTTAAGAACAGCCCCGGTGGTGGGTTTACTCTTGACGGAAAGAATATTCCAGTCACTCGCCTTTTCCGCATTTGGCTACCGCATCCAAAGAAACCCTCACGTCCCTACACTCCACTGTTTTCTTCATTCGGAACCCTGGACGACATTTACTGGATGACAAGGTATCTTTCGCAGCGTACTCGCAATCGTTTGGTACAAAATGATATTCTTGTTCTGCCGAATTCGATCACCCCACCTGATATTGACCCGGCCCGTTCTGATGCGCAGAATATTGGACCTCAGGATAAGCTAAACAATTTCGAGAGTGCTTTCCGACAGTTGGCCCGCGAGAATATTTCTCTCTCCGGCAACAATGCTCCGATGCCTATGATTGTGTTTGCGCCCGACGGTACTGCCAAGGATGTTTCCTGGATTACGGCAGAACACAAGATTGATCCTTCACTTTTGGTGTACCTGCATCAACTCCGTGAACGGTTTGCCAATAACGTTTCTGTCCCAACCGAGATGGTTACAGGCTTGGCTTCTGCTAATCACTGGGGGGCAGCCACAATTGAGGATGACTTAGAGTACTCCCATATTGGTCCCCTTGCTAATACTCTTTCAATGTCCGTTACGCTATCGTATTTCCGGCCAGCTATTCGAGCTATAGGTGAAAAGCAAGATGACCAAATTTTCATTCCCGAAGATAAGCTTTCACGTATCCGAATCGGTTACTCGTCTCTTCGCAAATCTGAAAACCCGGATTATGTGCGTAATATTTTGCGGGCTTATGACCTTGGTGTTGTCGGCGAGGAACCTGTGGCGGATGCTTTGGGGATACCACGGAACCTAATTCTTACTGCCAAGGAACGTGCCGAACGCCTGGAAGCTCGTAAGGGAAATGGTGATTCCAACGAATCGGCACCGTCGCGGCAACAGGATCAGCGCAACCAACCCAAGTCTGCGCCCGCAGACGAGGACCGCTCGCGTGACGGTTTCAATAATTTTGTTGGCTTACTTTCCCACGAGATTCACAGAACAGCAGGCAATCGCCTACTAAACTGGGCAAATGCCAACCCAGATATCGCTGACGGTTTGCAGTTAGCTTCTGACCCTGCACAGGTTGGTCGCTATGCTGGACGTTCTACCCTTGCCGAGCTTGGTAAAACTGAGTCGTCCCTGTGGAAAGGCATGTCGGATCGTATTAAAGATTCTGCACGCTTTTATAGTGATCCTCAAGAAATTCTTGATAACCTTACTGATATTTCTGAGTCAATCCAGAATGGCTTTTGGTCCTAGTAGGATTACTAGCACTAGCTAGTAAGGATTTTTCATGGACGTGACCATTAACATTGGTGACAAGGATTCCATTGTTGTTGATGGTGAACCTCTCGTCGCCGCGCCAATCCCTGACACTTCGCCAGATAACGAAGAAACTGCCAAGGGTGAACAGTTTTATATTCAGATAATTCCTGAAGGTCGCGAAACTGACGATAAGCGGTTCTTTGAATTTGGCTCTCTGGAAATGCGCGAGCTTCCCGTACCGTTGATGATGCAAAAAGAAACGCAGCCGGGACACTTCAACTCCGTCTATGTGGGTTCTATTACCAACATTTGGCGTTCCGGAAGTTTCATTGTTGGTACTGGCAACTTTGACGATCCAAAGAAAAATGAGGACGCTGATACTGCCGCTCGTCTTGTTAGTGAAGGGTCGTTCAACCGCGTATCTGCCGACTTGGTCGACATCGAAGTTCGGTATGAGTGGGGACTTGACGATGAAGGTTTTGAAGAATTGGAGCGCATGGTATTTACTCGCGCCAAAGTTGCCGCGGCTACCATTGTTGCCGTCTCTGCCTTTGACGAGGCTCGCATACATCTCGGCCCAGCGCCAGAACCAGAAGATGCCCTTGTAGCTTCCGTGTATCCTGAAGGTTTCCGTGAAGCCTTCTCGGCCCCCGAACATGATGCCCCATATCCACTTACCGTTACGGAACTAGAATCCGGTATTCGCCAACTAACTGGCTATGTGGCACTGTGGTCTACCTGCCACATAGGTAAAGCAAAGAGCTGTGTAACGGCACCACATTCGTCTACGAACTATGCTGCCTTCCAGACTGGCCTACATGACGATATTCCCGTTGGCGTGCTTACAATGGATACTGGACATGCAAAGATTCGCCTGAATCTTGAGAACACGGTTCGTCATTATGACGATACGGGAACAGTTGCCGCGTATATCCAGCTTTCGGAAAACGAACACGGTATTTTGATGACGGGATATGTTGAGCCAGCACTTGACGATACTGCCATTCGTCGGCTCACCGCATGTTCGGTTTCTGGTGACTGGCGTTATGACCCCAAAGCTAAGAATCTTGAACTGGCTGCCGTACTAGCTGTGCCCACCCCAGGATTCCAAACGCCGCGCGCTTTCGAAGCTGCTCCCGGTAAACAACTTTCTCTCGTTGCCGCCGGTTCATATTGCCGTCCATGTGCAGAACCGATCGAAACAATAGACGATATTCTTGAGGCACATTTTGGTGTCGAAATTGCCGAAATAGCTGAATCTGATCTCATTACCTACATTGACAAACTGTTAGATAGGGTCGAATAAATGGCTCAATGTTGCGACTGTACCTGCGAAACTGAATTTTGCACCCTTGCTGATCCACCCATTATTCGATGCGTAGATCCGAGCGGATGCGTTCACTTTGGCTTAGACTTTACCGACACTAACTGTATCCATTTGGAAACAAATGGAACCGGACAACTGGAAGCGTCACCTATCATTTCTCCCAATTCTGGGAATAGTGTTGAGTGTCTTAGTAACGGCCTCTATGCCCCCACCGCTTCAGCGTCGAGCAATCCCTGCAATGCACTGTCGGTCCTGTCAAATGGGTTTCACGTCCAGCAACAGGGTGCCGTGCCAATCTCATATTTTGAAGATTACACTTTAGGCTATTCGCTAGCCCCCGGAGATGTTGCCGTTAACCAAAAATATCATATGCAGTCGAGCGTTATTGCTAGTCCGCCTTTGTTGTTTAATGGATCACCAACCTCCGCTGGATGGTCTACCGTTTCAGTTGCAAACCCGTCAGCGTGCAAGACTGCCCACATGTTTTACAATTTACAATCGTCCGACGTTTTGGTTAGTGGACTTGCGGGTACCAGTACAGCCTGGCGTTTGCTTTTCCGTGCTGCCGTTTTCGATCCGGTGACAACCAACATTATTGAACTTGGTCCCGGAACACTTTTCAACGGTGACAATGGAAATTTCCAAGGACTGCCCGTCCACGATACTGATCGTATCCAAACTTTGGTTGCCGGATATTCTGGCAACTGGCGCATAACGGGCCTTATGGAAGTTTTGCAAGTTGGTGACACTACTCTGAACTTCAGCAATGTTGGCCTGTTATTCATGTCAGGCTTGGTTGTGGTGGATTACTAAATGAGGTACCCGAAAGCTATATGGCTGCCCCGCAGCCCGTCAGGTGGTAGCTATGTTGGGGGGAGTCCTCGCGGCGTACTCCATACCACCGAAACCCATAATTGGGCTGGGGCAAAGTATTACCACATAGAGTACAATCCCAATGCAGCGCCAGGGAAAAAGTGGCGACAATATCGCTTATTTGAACGTTCAGCATATGGGCTACGTCATCCGTCCTCAACGCCTCAAACTAATCGACAAGGGACGGCCTGCATTCAGGTTGCCGTCACGGGATATGCAGGCAATTCACATAATTGGGGTGACGAAGTTTATGCAGACTTGGCAGAATTTATTGCCTGGTCTAACGAGAATTTTGGCATCAAACCTTGGTCTCGCTATGACGTTGGCCACAACGGTTCAGCTTATGGGGAAAAAGGTACAGCTAGGATGCTGTGGGATGAATGGTTAGAACATGACGGATGGTGCGCCCACCAAGAGGTTCCTTCTAATTCTCACTGGGACGCAGGTAAGGTAGATTGGACACGACTTTTAGGAGATGGAATGACCCCGGAACAAAGAGCATCATTGGATTGGCTTGAAGAAATGCGACCCTGGTTGGATTCCTTCATTTATTCAACAACTGAAGGCGTCGACCAGAAAGACCCGAATGGTGGGCAGTCGTCCCCATTTTTCCCTGAAGTTCTTATCCCGTATCATCGGAACGAACGCAAGGAACTTGAGGCCCGCGTTGCCGCCCTTGAAAATTCAAGCAATGGGGTTGGCGAACTTGAAGTTACAACCGAAACCATTGAAGTCGTCACTAATGTAACAATTGTTCCATAAATGACCGGAGGAAAAATGGACGGCTTTATCGCCTATGTTCGTACGTTTGTTCCAATTGCTATCGGAGCAGTTGTGACTTTCTTGGCACGCCAATTTGACATCGTGATTGATAGCGAATCCGCACAAGGTGCAGTTTTGTTTGTCAATGCAGTTGTAACTGGTGCCTACTATGCCCTGATTAAGTATGCCGAAACACGTTTCCCGTGGATTGGTTGGCTGATCGGCTACGCCAAATCGCCCACATACCTATAGGGAAAACTTAACCTCAACTGGCGCTCCCTTCGGGGGGCGTCTTTTGTTTAACCAGAACCCACCCGTCGTTCATTTACCCTAAACAACGTTACCTAGTAACACCGTGGCCCACAAAGTGTGCCCTAGATGTATTTACCACGTTTGGAGGAACTTTCGTGGAACGGTTCAAAGAGCTTCTTGAGAAGCTAACTTGTAATGATTGTGATGAAAGCCTGTCCAGTGCCGAGCTTTCCGAACTCAAAGATCTTGTAACGGCGCAGTACGAAACTGCCAAGGCCGACAAAGAGATTGAGTCTCTGGAGAAGTTCGCTAAGGTGCTTTCCCTTATTTCTGATTCGGAAGCTATGCTTGCCGACGCCGAAGCTGATGTTGAAGCTAAGATTGCTGAGCTTGATGTTGAGGCTGGCCTGGCTGACGTTAACCCCGAAATGCTCGATGCCGAGGTTGCGGAAGCTGAAGAGGTAGCTGAAGAGGTTGCCGAAGAAGTTGCCGAGCCTGTCGTCGCCGCTATTCGGATTGAGCTTGACGATTTCGACCTTTCGCAGTTTAGGACTGCTGAGGAAACTGTAGAAGTTGAAGAGGTTGCCGATAATACTTTCCTTAACCTGACCGCAGCCGCGGCTGGTGGCAACATCAATGTTGGGGAAAAGATTCAGACTCGCGATAATCTTCGTGATTACGTCATGGGTCTCTACGAGTCCATGTCTGCCCGCGGATCTTCTGATAAGACCTACGCCGCTCGTGGCCTTGTTGACAAAGCCTACGATGGCGTAATTGATGATGAGCGTTCAATGGACGCTCGCCATGTCACTCAAGTTCTTCAGGACGTTTCCGAAGCTGCACGTGCCGAGGCTATTACGGCTGACGGTTCGTTCTGTGCGCCGGTTGAGCCGGACCTTCGCTTTTGCGATCTGACTGGCCCGATCACCGGTACTCTGCAACTCCCGAGCGTCCGTGCGCCCCGCGGTCAACTTCAGTACATGGCAACGCCACGTTTTGATGACATCTATGCCCTAACCGGTATCGGTGAACTCTTTACCGAAGCTGACTCGATTGCTGTTGATCCTGACGATGACCTAACTTGGAAGTCGTGCGCTACTGTTGACTGTCCGTCACAGCAAAGCGTTGTTTCGGTGGATGCGGTTTACTCCTGCCTCACTTACAAGCACTTCACAGCCAATAGCTACCCTGAGTATATTGACTTCTTCATTCGCAATGCGCTGAAGGTTCATGTCCTTAAGCAAAACGCTGAGTTGGTTACCAAGGTTGCGGCCCTTGCCGTTCCCCTTACCAACACTATCGTTCCTGCGCTTGACAGTACTGCTGGCTTGCTCAATGAACTTGAGCAACGTGCATATGCGCTGAAGCGTGCATATTGGCTCGCCGACGATACTGTTATCGAAGTTCTGCTTCCTGAGTGGGTCAAACTGATGGTTCGTGGCGACATTGCAGTTCGTCAGTTTGGTGACGTTAACGCAATCTTCAGCATCTCCGATGCCGAGATTACCGCCCTGTTCAATGATCGCGGGATTCGCGTTCAGTGGTTGAAGAACTGGCAGCGTGTGGGTACCGACGGCACGGCAGCCAATGAGCTTGCTGGCGCTGTTGGCGACCTGAGCCTGTGGCCGAACACCTTTGAAGCCATCGCGTACATTCCCGGCACACTCGTTGCCATGGAAGCACCGAACTTCAATATCGGCTTTGACGTTATTCGCGACGGTGCGCTGATTAGGCAGAACGCCTATCAGGGTTTTGCTGAGACTTTTGAAGGTCTAGCAACACCTTGCGACCATCAGGTTCAGTCTTGGACAATCAACTTCTGCCCGCTGGGTCAGACTTCCGGTCCCGTGACCATTGATTGTGCTGACATCAATGAGCCTGCTCCCCTCTAGGCAATCCAGCCACTAACCGAAAGACCCTCCCTTAACTGGGGGGGTCTTTCTTTTAACTAGAAACGAACGTAAACCAATGTACTCTTTCTTTGTACGCGTTACCTAAGAGTTTGAGCGGAAATGACTTCATACCAGATTATTGACGCACCTCGCAAAATTGCCGCACGCGACGGTCTGTTGCAAACATTCCCCGCAACGAACCCCGCGGTTAATTGGCAGGGTGGAATACAGTTCGACCCCGGAAGCTGTGGGCATGGCGGGGTAATTCCTGCTGAATGTCTTGATGTTGATCTTCCGTTGAAAAATATTGGATGTTGTGGGGATGTAGATAAACCCGTGGATTCGGAATTTGTCATTAAGGCGCGCCCATATACCTTGTATTCCGCTTTTGAGGTAAGCACCTTCAACGATCGCGACACTGCAAAAGAAAAAGCGTTGAATGCTTTTAATATGTGTCACGATAAGTTGCTTGAGACCGAATTCTGGACTGGGCAAGCTGCCAAGATTGCGGAAGATGTTCCGTACAACGGTGAAGATTTTCCCCAACGTTTAGCGAAACCTTACGATCCGCTAGAAGTTTACAACCCGACCTTCCCAACTTCCCCCGATCCGTTTGATTGGACCACTTCCGTAGTTCTCTCTCCGACCGAGAGCTTGGGAATGGCAATCGAAGCTGCCTCGGCACATTGTGGAACGCGGGCAGTGATCCACGTTCCAGCTTCTGCCCTAGTATATTGGGTTAAGAATGGTTTAGTTGTCCGCGAAAATAATCGCTGGCAAACGATTGTTGGTGGACATATTGTTGTCCCTGGTCGCGGGTATCCTGGCACTGCTCCAGATGGAACGCTGCTCGACGGCGTTGCATGGATCTATGTGACTGGAATGCTTGAAACCTTCCTGGCTGCCCCCAATGCAAAATTCACAGCAAGGGATTCGCAGTTTCTCCAGCATCGCCTTAACCGCGACAT